ACCCAACAAATTGCAGAGACATTGAAATTCATTCTAGAAACAGATGACATTGCTGTGGCTGTCAAAGCTAGGCATTATTGTGTGATTAGTCGTGGCGTCGAGGATCAAAACTCCGAAACAGTGACAAGTTACATTAGCGGTTCATTCAAATCCAATCCTACTGTCAGGGCTGAATTTATGGCTATCGCTAACGGTATGAACTAATTTATTATTTTTTAAGGAAACATTATGGCAAATCAAGACGTTATCATTCCCTCAAGCCCTGAAGACCGTGAAAAGATTCGCCGTGTGCTTCGCACGGTGTCGGATTCAATGACCCGAATCGAAGCAGAAAAAGACCTTATCAAAGATGAGATCGGTGCCTTGGTTGAGGACTTTGAAATTCCTCGGAAATTCCTTAACAAAATGGCTCGGACTTTTCATCGTCAGAACTTTAAGGATATTGTTGACGAACAAGACGACTTCGCTACTCTATATGAGACTGTTGTGGAGCTGAATCAGTCATGAACCTAGCTCAGCATTACCTTGTCAAATTGGCAGAGGAAGGTGCTGAGGTTTCCCAAATTGCATTGAAAGCGGTGCAATTTGGGGGAGGCGAAATTATGCCTGGTCAACCTCTGAACAATTATCAACGGTGTCACCTAGAGCTGGATGATCTTTTTGCAGTTCTAGAAGAACTAAATGATAAATTCGGTTTCGATTACGTTCCCAATAGAGAACGAATTGAGGCTAAAAAGCTGAAGGTAAAGAAGTACCTAGACTATTCAATTTCGCTCGGAAACGTCAAAAATTATTAGAAAAGAGTTGCTGAAAGTTCTAGACATATGCTGATTCCGTGTTATAATAAATGCATCAGGTGGTTAAATTATCATTGTAACAAAGGAACTTTAAATGTATACCGGAACAAAGTTGTCAGTTGAACAAACTCGTGTTGAAATCAATCGTGCTTTGAAGGCGTTGTCTGAAGCAACAGGTTTGGATTTTTCGATTGGTGCAATTCGTTATTCCGCTGATTTGGTCAAAACATCATTGGTTGGTGTTCGCCGAGGTGTTACGGGTAAGACTGATACCGCCGTTGATATGAAAGAACTTCAATTGGCAAAGGTTGGCAAATCACGCCTCGGTCCTTGTTTTGATATGAAAAAGCGTTATATTTCAGATACGCTTGGCATCGTTGCATTCGTGGGTTATAATTCTCGAGCACCAAAATTCCCCTTCATCGTTCAATGTGAAAACGGTAAGCGTTTTAAAGTTTCGGAAACATCGGCAAAACGCATGATGGATAAAATAGCATGAGATCGGCAATGTCTGAAGAGTTTTATGATGGTTTTATGATGAATTGTGGTTATATTGAATGGATGGCCTATTTGGGTTGTCCTATGTTATATGACGGTGGGTTGTGCGTAAACCGTGAACCTCAAGAGGTTGAATATCACAATAAGCGAAGATTTATTAACAATTTATCGCTGTAAATAAGGGTCCTTCGGGACCTTTTCTTATATAAATAGTTTCATGTATAGAGTTACGCAACCAGGACACCGTAGATGAAAAACTATAAACTTTCACTGATTACAGCTAGAAACTTTCTAACGTATTGTATAGAAAGACGAACATATGCCTTTCTAGGTAGAACCCATGAATGGGCCGCTCTAGATGTTGCGCCTACGGGTATTCAAGAATCATCATACAATCTAGTGAATGATTTTAATGATACGGTATTCGCTAAAGAGATTCTTGACGGAAACTTCTCATTGGTTGTTAGACGCGTTAATTGGGAAGAGAAGGTATTCGTTGAATGGCTTGACACAGACCCATTGATTGCCGATAAGGATTTTTATTGCCTTTCTTCTACTAATCACGTTTACAAATGCATCTCGAATAATAACGGAACAATTTCCACTGTAGAACCTACTCTTATTACTACTGCAAGATTTGAGACCGCTGACGGTTATATTTGGAAGTATCTTTGCTCTGTCAATAATGATGACGGTTTGAATTTCCTTACTCCAGATTGGATGCCAGTAAAAGAGATTTATTCATCATTAACAGGATATGAGAATCAATATGCTTCTCAGGTCGCGGCAGTTTCTGGTACAGTAGATAGATTAGAGTTGATTCAAAGTGGTTCTAAATATAGCGCAGGTACTACTATTTCAATTATTGGAGATGGTATTAATGCTGCAGCAACATTAACGGTTCATCCAGTTACTGGTGCTATTAGTTCTGTAGAAATTACTAATGTCGGCTCAGGGTATACTTGGGCAAACGTTGTAATTAATGACCCTCAAGCTATTCCGGGAACAGGTTCATTTGTTCAAGCAGTATTGTCACCGTTATACGGTCACGGATTTAATCCTGCGGAAGAATTGTTTTGCTCTGATATTCTATCTAGATTGTCAATTGAAGCAGATGAAGGCGGATTAATCAAAGGCGATATTACATTTAGAAAGTTTCTAATTGTAGCCGACCCTAAACTACTCAATAATTCATTTGCAACAGATTATAGATATGACAATACATCTTCAGTGACACTTACAGGAACATCTGGTATATTTGTGCAAGGTGAGAAAGTTACATTTACTGGGGGATGGGGTTATATTGCATATATAGATTTAGACACATTATATTTGACTTCATTAGATGGAATCCCTTCAGGAATCATTACGGGTGAAACAAGTAGCGCAAGTGCAACAGTGAATGTAGTTACTGCTGAGAAATTTAAGATTAGTGGTTCGGTTATTTTCAAATCATATTTTGACCCCAGAACCAAGCTCATTGCAGATAATGTAGAATCTCGTCCTCTTTTCAGATTCTAATTGTATAAATAAAGAAACAGCACGGTTATAAATTAAAGGAATTTTACAATGGCACTAGATTTTTCAGCAAAACCTTATTTCGATGATTATGCGAAAGAGAAGGGTTTCCACAAGATTCTTTTTAAGCCCGGAATCTCTGTTCAGGCAAGAGAATTAAACCAATTACAAGAGATCCTTAGCCAACAAATCTCAAGATTGGGTTCGCATGTATTCAAGAATGGTTCTTTGGTTATCCCTGGACAATCTAGATTAAACATTAAAGCCTATTATGTCATTCTAAACAATGACGATTCCGACCCTGATATCCTAACAAAATTGATGGATAAGAAATTATACCAGACAATTGAAAGCACTAATCTAGAAGCCACTGTCATTCAGACGTATGCATTGGGTAGCCATGTCCTAGCTATTATTAATTACGCTAACAGTGCAACCAAGACTGTTGGCGGTGAAGTAGAAAACGTAGCAACATTCTCTGCGGATTTATCCATCGCTGTGGAAGATGAACCTTTAATCAATATTTCAATTCCTTTAACAGGCCCTAGTGCAGAGCCTAATGTGGGTCGTGCTGCATTTTTAACCGTAGACACAGGTGTTTTTTATGTTGACGAATACTTTGTCCACACTCAAACTCAAAACACTTTGTTAGGTTGGAATTTCTCTACACTTGATGTTAAGGCTGGTTTCATTGTAGAAAAGAACATTGTTACAGCTTACGATGATGTTTCATTGTTTGACAATGCTTTAGGCGCACCTAATGAAGGAGCTCCTGGTGCAGATAGATTCTCAATCAATTTAAGACTAGCTACTCTACCTTTAACAGATGAAGATACAAACTTCATTGAATTAGTTAGAATCGAAAACAACAATCTTAGAGTTTCAAAACAATATGCTCAGTACAGTGTATTAGAGGAAACCCTTGCTCGTAGAACTTATGATGAATCAGGAGACTATTCAACATTTGGTCTAGATATCAAGGTATATGACCACCTTAAAGACGACCGTAATCCTAATGGTTTTAGAGCTGTTGAAGACGGCGGTGACGATAACCTAATGGCTATTGAAGTCGGCCCAGGTAAAGCTTATGTCAAAGGATATGAAATTGAAAATCTTTCAAGCACATATCTAGAAGTAGACAAGGCTAGAACACTAGACTCTGTCAAGTTCTCAAACGATGTGATTCAGGTTAACGAAAACGGCGAATATATCTTTTTGGCTCCAGGTAACGAATTCATCGATATTTCACGCCACCCTATCATTTGGCTAACAAACGGTCAAGAGTCAACTGCAGCGATTATCGGGTATTGTGTACCTAAACACCTAGAAGCTATTAGTATTTCTGGTCAAACGATTTTCAAATTGTATGGTTCTTTCTTCTTATCACAAAGCGCAACCTACGGATGGCAGCATCTAGGAGGTTGGCGTCTAGACGCTCTTAAGAACGGCCCTGTACTACAAAAACTATCCTTAGAGACTGTTGTTTCTAACTTTGTCGTTAATGACGGTTTACCACTAACTTCTCATACAGGTTATACCCCATATGCTTGGGATGCAACAAACAAAGCACTATATGTAAAGAAAGCGTTTACTGCTCCTGTATTCAATACTGCTATTCAAGTTGTAAAGGCATCTGCTTCAGGTTACGTTTCTACAATTACATTCAAAGAAACGTTTGCTGATGGAACGGGTGACTTGGTAAAGCTAAACATCTCAAACATCAAAACGACAAGAGATGCTCTAGGTAATTTAGAATTGCAAGCCGATATGGGTTATACCTTCTTGCTAGGTACCGATGCCAACGGATTCGGGGTGTTCAACTATCTCGGTGATGGGGTTTTCACTGGTCAACCAGTTGCAGCACATACGACAATCGATAACGCATACTTTGCAAATATCGTAAACATTAGCAATGAAGGTAAAACCTTAACAATCAATAACGTAGCATATCCTAATGCGTTGTTTGCAGTTAGCGCGAACCTTAGAAAGACTGTTGTTGTAAAATCAAAGACATTAGCCGAGGGAACAACTGCTATTAATGCACCTTCATCTAGATTAATGGCTTTGGCTCATAAAGATGTTTATAAAATCAAGCACGTTTATGTGTCACCTAATCTAAGCACCCCTGCCGTAGATACTGATACTGATATTGGTGAATACTACGAACTATCAAACAACGATACTCTAGACTTCTATCAAAACACATTCTTAAAAGCTAAGACTGGATTCACTATTCCAAGTGGTCGTTTATTGGTAGTGTATGATTATTTCTTACATGGTTCTGGAGAAGCGTTTACGGTTGATTCTTATGTTTCATTAAGAGATAATCCCGTGGATGAATCTGATGTAACTCACATTGGTAGAATCCCTACATTTTCGACAAAAGAAAGAACATACATCCTTTCAGACTATTTAGACTTTAGACAATCTCCGAGAGATGGTTTCTTTATCTTAAAGGGTACGGTTACAACAGGGTCTCCTAATATTGCAATTGAGCACGATTATACTAACGTCATCGTACCAACATCACTAATCTTTAGTAACGGATTTACATCTACCGCTACGGTGTTGTCAATTGATTCTACAAAGATTGTGGCTTCAGAGAATTCAACATATACAGGAACAATCTATGCTGTTGTCAACGTAAATACCGCAACATCAGCCGCAGAACCATTCTTTTCACCAGAGAAGAGATTATGGGCTCCAATCTCAGGACAATCTATTCAATTCGATGCTGCATATTTTGTAGACCGTTGGGATAAGGTTGTGTATTTCAAGAATAACACTATTCGTTATATCTACGGTGTTCCTGGTGTAACTCGTTATCCAGAAACTCCTATCGATGCTATGTCATTGGCTACATTAATTGTACCTGCATACACTAGACAAGCAACTTTTGTGAAATACAAGAAAGAAGATAATCGTCGCTATACAATGCGTGACATTGGAAAGCTAGAACGTAGAATCGAAAATCTAGAATATTACACAACTCTATCATTAAAAGAGCTAGAGACTAAAGATTTAAAAATCGTTGATACAAACGGTTTAGATAGATTCAAGTCAGGGTTCTTTGTTTCAGACTTTAGAGACTTTGGGGTGTTTTCACCGTTTGACGGAGGATTTAAATCCACGTTGGTTCCAGAAGAAAACATGACTATTCCTCTAGAATACACTGATAGCATTGATTTGAATTTCAATCAAACAGAATCTACTAATTTCGTTATCAGAGGCGATAAGATTTTCATGCCTTATACTCATGTTGTTCAAGTAGAGCAACCTTATGGGACAAGTTCTGAAACGATTAACCCGTATCTAATCATTGCATGGAATCCCGCAATGAATCTAACACCTGCAGTCGATAATTGGATTGAAACGGAATGGGCTCCATCTGTTACAAACGTTACAAATCTTTCAAATACTATTGTAAATGAAAGCACTGTTATCAATGCAAGCACAAATGTTTTAGATAGCTCAAGATCAGTTTCAGGATTCTTTGGTGTTAGTGCACCTGAAAACACTGTGGCTGTAATCGGTCAAAGCACTGCTGATGTTAGCTCTAGTTTGGCTAGCACATCTACATCGATTACAAATACATCAAGATCAAGTAGCAATCGCCTATTAGGTACTAGTGTTATTCCTTTCATGCGTTCAAAGACTATTCGATTCTCTGTTAAAGGTTCTAAGCCTAACACGAGATATTGGGCTGCTTTTGATGCGGTTGATGTTAATCACCTTTGCAGACCAGTTAACACTTCTACTTTAGTAACTGGAGCTTGGGGCGCGGCTATTGTGTCAGACCCAATGGGTGACATTATGGGTGATTTCCAATTACCACCAGCTCGCTTTTCAGTAGGTGCAAGAACGTTATCACTAACAGACATTAATCTATTAGAATTCCCAGATGCGGGTACAGAGTGTGAGGCTTCGGCTGTTTATACTGCTAATGGTACATTGAGAACCATGCAAGAGGTTATCAATATTACCAACTCCACTGTTAACACTGTAAACAACGTGACAACAGTAAATAGAGTAACAACTGTTCAAAGACAGACAACTTTATTCCAAAATCAAGGATTTGAACCTGCACCTCCGCCACCACCAGCTCCTCCAATTGTCGTTAGACCATTTGTTTTCCAACAGCAAGGTGGTCAAGGTGGAAGAGGAGGCGGTGACCCGTTAGCACAATCATTCTCAACTTATAACGTGGCTTCTTCTGGAATGTACTTGACAAAGGTAGACATTTATTTTAGAAAGAAAGACCCTGTTGCACCTGTTTTCCTAGAACTTAGAGAAATGCAGAACGGTATGCCTGTTAACGATTTGATCCCAGGATCAATGGTCGGGTTAAACCCTTCTCAAGTAACCGTAAGTGAAGATTCGACAATTGCTACAGCATTCGTATTTGATAAGCCAATCTTCATCCCTACAAATAGAGAATATTGTTTTATTCTTTCAGGCCCATCATCTCGTTATCATGTATGGATTTCTAAATTAGGTGAGAAGGTTATCAATGAAGAACGCATTGTGGGCGAACAGCCTTCATTAGGTTCATTGTTCAAATCTCAAAATGCTTCAACATGGACACCGTTCCAATTAGAAGATCTTAAATTTAGATTACATCGTGCAAAATTTGACACTTATAATTCAGGGGATTGGGTGTTTGAGAATAACGGAATTGCAGCTATCAGAAGAGTATTATTAGGAGACTTTTATACAACATCTGGTAGTAAATTTATCACCGTCAAACATCCAAATCACGGTATGGAAGTTAACGGGGTTGTTAGAATTCAATCAGAGGAAGCAATCGGTTCTGTTAGCAATTCAGCTAGCTCTATTGTCGTGTTTAACAACATTCCAATGAGTGAGATTTATGCTAATCACATTATCAAAGAAGTTGTAGATATTAACCACTACAAAATTGAAGTAACAACTAGTGCAAATAAGACTGGTTACTTTGAAGATGTGGGTCGTTATGTTTACATAGATGGTAACATTAACTTCTACATGTATCGTCTATTGGCAGATGAATTTTCGACGCCTGAATGTACTGTTAGATATTTTGCTAACTTGATTACTGGTAAGGATTTTGACGGAGGACAAACTCCTAAAGTCTTAATGCAAGAAACCCAGATCAATAACACTGATACTAATGCTCTACAAGATGTGGCTTTGGTTCAAACGGCATTAAATGAAACATCTAAGAGTATGAAATTCAGAGCAGCGGTAACAACTGTTAATGACTATGTTTGCCCTGTGTTTAGTTTGGAAGGAAATTCTGCAATCGTTTCATCGTTGGCCCTAAATAAACCAGCGACGGACTTAGAATACAATGCAGTGATGGACGCGGGTAATGTTTCTAGTAAAGTTATCACCCAGGTAATCAGATTGAAAACAGCAGCAGATTCTATTAGAATCTACACATCTGAGTGCAAGATGGAAAGTGATGATATTCAAGTCTATTATAGAACAGCTATAAATAGAGATTTGGATGAAAAAACTTGGACTGTTTTGGCACCAGAGACTTCTGCAATTTCATATGACAATGAAACATATATAGAGCATGAGAGAAGAATTGACGGGCTTCCTGAATTTGATGAATTTCAGATTAAGATTGTTCTTAAAGGGACTAATAGCGTAAGACGCCCTTCATTAAAAGAACTTAGAGCTATTGCGGTTGCTGGATAACTTTTTGAAATAGGAATATTATGGAAATCAAAGTTAAAGGCGATGAAAGTTTGGTTAGGGATGGCAAAACTGGGGCCATCCTTAACAAAGACGAACAAGAGTTACTACTCTACAGAAAGAAGAAAATTGCTGCAATGAGGGAACTAGACAAGGAACGAGAGTTTCAGTGTCTCAAGAATGAGGTAAGAGACCTCAGATCCCTTATTGTAGAGATTTATGAAAAAGTGGTAAACAATAAATAAACCAGTAGGATTTTTAATTTATAATCAACATCAAATGAGGTAAACAATGGCAATTTTTAGTCTTTCTCCATCAGTAGAGGTTAGAGAAATCGACCTTACGCTGATTGTACCCGCAGTNGCTACTTCTATCGGAGCTTTTGCAGGGGTATTCAAGTGGGGTCCTGTTAATGAGGCAACAATCATTGATTCAGAGAAAACTCTAGTATCAATTTTTGGTCAACCAGATTCAGATACCGCAACCGATTTCTTTACGGCTGCATCCTTCCTAAGCTACTCTAACAACCTTAGACTAGTTCGTGTGGTGGGTGACGATGCTGTTAACGCATACAATGGTGGAGCAGTTGCACCAGTCATTGAAAACCTTATTGACTATGATTCCAAAGTTGAAGGTCTAACGGGTGTAAAATTCATCGCTAAGTATCCAGGCGACCTAGGTAATTCTATCAGAGTTTCATACGCAGATTCTGCTACTTTTGAAGAGTGGGATTATCGTTCATTGTTTGGTAGCTCTGTAACTCTAAACAAGACAGGTGCAACAACTTCAGCTTCAGCCGTGGTGACTTTCACTGCTCCAGTTACTAGCGCAAACCTTATCGAAGGTATGTCTGTAGCAGGTGTGGGTATCCCTGTGGGTGCAAAAATCTTGTCAATTGATTCTGCTAGCCAAATCACTTTGACAGCTAATGCAACCGCAACAGGTGCCGCTGTAGCATTCACCTTTACATCATACACCGGAGTTCCTGGAACTAGTGCATATACTGCATCAAAGACAGGTACAAACGATGAANTNCACCTTGTGNTNGTTGANGAGTTGGGTCTATGGACTGGTACTGCCGGAACTGTTCTAGAGCGTTATGTTGGTCTATCAAAGGCTGCTGATGCAAAAGACTACGCAGGTGCAGTNTCATACTACGGCGATGTATTGAATCGTAATTCCAAGTATGTTTGGTTCGGTGGTACGCATGAGGTTGTGGGCTTTGGGGGTGGTTCATCATCAGACTTTGCTTCTTTGACTGCTCCAGTTGATGTGGCATTGACAGGTGGTGTTTCTGATAATACAACCGGCGTGACTGTTGGAAAGCGTATCATCGGATATGATGTGTTCAGCAAGTCAGAGTCAATCGACGTTTCATTGGTAATCGTGGCGGGCCTAGACTCACAAGATGACCAGCAAACTCTATCAGCATTCGTTATCGATAATATCGTGAACGTTCGTAAGGATTGTATCGCTTTAATTTCTCCTCCAAGAAATGCAGTTGTGAACAACAAGGGTAATGAGTTACAAGCAATCTTGAACTTCCGTTCAGTGCTAAATTCAACATCTTATGCCGTTCTAGACAGCAGCTGGAAGATGATGTATGACCGTTACAATGACCAGATGCGTTGGGTTCCTCTAGCAGGTGACATTGCAGGTTTATGTGCTTTCACTGATAACATTGCAGATCCTTGGTATTCACCAGCAGGTCTAAATCGCGGTTTCATCAAGAACGTGATTAAATTGGCTTACAATCCAGGTTCAAAAGCTGAGCGTGATACTCTTTATATCAACGGTGTTAACCCAGTTACCAGCCAAGTTGGTGAAGGTGTTGTATTGTTCGGTGACAAGACTCTTCAAGCTAAGCCAAGCGCATATGACAGAATCAACGTTCGCCGTTTATTCATCGTATTGGAAAAGGCTATCGCAACTGCTGCAAAGTATCAGATGTTTGAATTCAACGATACGTTCACTCGTGGTCGTTTCGTAGGTATGGTTGAGCCCTTCCTAAGAGATGTTCAAGGTCGTAGAGGTGTGACTGGATTCAAAGTGGTTTGTGACGCTACAAACAACACTCCAGAAGTTATTGATTCAAACGGGTTCGTGGCGGATATTTTCATCAAGCCAGCACGTTCAATCAACTTTATCCAATTAAACTTTGTTGCTACACCGACAGGCGTATCATTCGACGAAATTGTTTAAGAATCAATAGATGTGCAAATATACCGCTTGGTACAATGCATTAGTTTCAAAGCCTGATACTGAATTAATTTCAGGTTTTGAAACCCATCATAAAATTCCTAAATGTGTTGGCGGGACTAATGAAGAGACCAATTTAGTCAAGTTAAGTACAAGAAAGCATTTTATAGCTCATTGGCTTTTGACAAAAATTTATAAAGATAATTCTAAACTCTTATTCGCATTTGCCCAAATGGCGGTTAATAATAAATATCAAAATAGAAGATTTACTTCTAGAATGTATGAAGTTGCTAAAGCTGCTAGATCAAAAGCCATGAAAATTTGGTGGACTGATATGAGTGAAGATGATAAAAATAGGATTGCTTCTAAAAAGGCGACTTCAAGAAAAAAGTCAAATGCAAATTTAGGAAAAGAAGAGTTACAGAAAAGGAATGAATTTTTAAATTCAATTTCACCAAGAAAAACATGGCAATTAATTAGCCCTAACGGTGTGATAACTATAACAACTCAATTGCAGAAATTAGCGAAAGAATTAAATCTTTCATATAACTGTTTAACGTATGTTGCAAGTGGTAAAATGAAACATCATAAAGGTTATATTTGTTCAAAAATTATTCAAGAAAGAGGAACCCCAAATTAATATTAACGATTTTAAATCTAACTTCCAGGGGGGCGCTCGCCCTTCCCTGTTCAGAGTTACCCAATCATTCCCAGGTGGAGTTGGCGGAGATGCTGGACGTAAGATGGAATATCTTTGCAAGGGTGCTCAGTTACCCGCAGACATTGTTAACCCGATTGATGTATATTACATGGGTCGTCAAATCAAAGTCGCCGGAGATAGAACCTTCGAGGAAATGACACTTACAATTATCAACGATATTGACTTCTCAATCCGTAATGCTTTTGAGCGTTGGATGTCTCTATTGAATACCCATGAAGGAAACTTGGGCGTTGTTAATCCTAACAAATATTGGGCTGATTTGTCAGTTACCCAATTAGGTCGTGACGGCGTTGCACTTAAGGATTACAAGATAGTCTCTGCATTCCCTACGAACCTTTCAGCTATTGACCTAGCGTTTGATTCAACAGACCAAGTTGAAGAATTCACGGCCACAATGGCTTATCAGTACTGGCAGACCGCTGAGGTGAAATAATCTCCTAATAAATAGATTGAGAGGGTTTAATTTCCTCTCAATCTATTGGAGATATATTATATGGCTTTATTTGATTTTTTCACGCAATTCGGCAAAAAGGCCGACCAAGAAGTTTTTATTCCTGAAAAGAAGGAAGAATCTTTTGCACCTCCAAATCTTGATGATACGATGGTTATCAATTCAGGTGGTATCATTAGTCAGGCATTACAATTTGCCGATAGTGATAGTACGAATGAAAAAGACCTAATCGAATCATGGCGAGAATTAGCTTCTAGGTCTGAAGTTGATTGGGCTATTCAAGAAATTGTTAATGACGCAATTGTAACGGATTATACCGATTACCCTGTTTCATTAGAGGTTCCAGAAGAAACAGAGTTGCCTGAAAAAATCGCGTTGAGACTACAAGAAGAATTTGATGTTGTTCTTTCTCTATTGAATTTCAATAGAACTTCCACCGAACGTTTTAGACAATGGTATGTTGACGGTAAAGCATATTATCACGGCATTATTGATTCAAAAAATCCTGCAAATGGTTTAGTTGGTATTCGTTGGGTTGACCCGAGAAGTATTAAAAAGGTTGTAGAGACTGAAAAGGTTCGTAATGAACAAGGCATCGAGGTAGAGAAAGTAAAGGACGTTTATTTCCTTTATAACACTTATTCGGGTGGTAAAGGAAATGTAGGTTCCTCTATCACTCAATCAAGACAAGCAGTCAAGGTTCATCCTGACGCAATCGCATATTCAAATAGCGGATTGTTTAGAGAGAAACCAGATGGTTCCAATCTAGCAATTTCACATTTAGCCAAGTCATTAAAGGCAGCTAATCAATTAAGACTATTAGAAGATTCATTGGTAATCTATCGTTTGGCTAGAGCACCAGAACGTAGAATCTTTTATGTTGACGTTGGTAATCTACCTAAGACCAAGGCAGAGCAGTATTTGTCGGGTATTATGAATCGTTTTAAGAACAAAATGGTTTATGATACAAACACGGGCGAAATCAAAGACCAAAGAAATTCGCTGTCAATGCTAGAAGATTACTGGCTACCTCGCAGAGAAGGTGGTAGAGGGACAGAAGTAACCACATTGGCAGGCGGACAGAATTTGGGTGAGATGACCGATGTGGAATATTTCTATAAGAAACTATTCAAATCATTGAACATTCCTTCATCTAGATTACAAGGTGAGGCGACTTTTAACTTAGGTCGTTCTGCTGAAATTACTAGAGAAGAAGTAAAGTTTTCAAAATTCATTAATTACTTGCGCTCTAAGTTCTCAGAGATGTTTATTCAACTTGTTAAGATTCAGGTCATAACAAAGAACATCATGTCTGCGGAAGACTTCGAGTACATTGCTCCTAAATTAACCTTCAAATGGCAAACCGATTCTTATTGGGATGAATTGATGTTTAATGAGATGTGGCAAGCAAGAGCCGCATTGATGCAACAACTAGATCCTTATGTTGGAAAGTATTTCTCACAAGAGTGGGTAAAGAAAAACGTGTTGCAATTGACTGATGAAGAAATTAAAGACATGAATGCCCAAATTAAGAAAGAACCTAAACCAGAACCCGAAGAGAGTGCTGGCGGAAGATATTAACTTTCTCTAATATAAATAACATTAATAGAACTGAGGAATATTACAAATGATTTTCAACAAAGAAGAATTGGTCTTGTCATTACAAGAAAAAGCTAACGAGAAAATTGAAGGACTACGCCAAGCAATGGCAGAATCATTGTTTGCAGATTTACATGAAGAAACTTTCTTTGTGTTTGATACCAAGTCTGAAGATGTTATCGGTGGTCCTTTTGCGACAAAACAAAAAGCCCAAGC